GACGATGGGTTGCAAATTCTAGAACAAATTTTACCATTTTTCCAACCATCATTAAACGTAAGTATTAAATTTATTCCTGACATGGATGAGATTAGGGATGTTGCTTTTGTTCTCAACAGTGTAAACTTTGAGGATGATTGGGAAGAAGATTTTACTACAAGAAGATCTATTACATATACTCTATCATTTACTGCGAAGTCTTACATCTATGGTCCTTATTCTAAAGCAGATGTTATTCGTAAGGCACGTGTCATTGAGACTATTGGAGATCTTAATGTTAATAAGAGACACGTTGAATTGTCATACACTCCTAAAGCAACAGTTGATTATAATCAAGATGGACAAGTTGATGCTGCCGATGATCAATTTGTAGTACCCACAGATGACTTTGGATTTAATGAAGGGATGGAATTCTTATGAGTAACCTAGAAGAAAATATGGAAGATGTTCTCAACATTAGTGCTGAACCTGTTGAGGAATCAAAACCATGTAAACCACAACCACCTAAGGTTGACGAGGATGATCGGGAAAAAGATTACCGATATACCAGAGGAGAACTTTACTCACTCATAGATCAAGGTCAGGAGGCGGTCAGAGGTGCGTTAGAGGTCGCTCAGGAAAGTGGGCACCCAAGAGCGTATGAAGTTGCTGTAGCGGCAATGAAGCATGTCTCAGACATGACAGAGAAACTTCAAGATCTTCATAAGAAAATGAAAGACTTAGATGAAGATAAAAAAGGACCATCTAAAGTTACCAACAATGCTATGTTTGTAGGTTCTACAGCAGAACTACAAAAGATGCTTAAGGAAATGGGCGGTGGAAAAAGGTAGATAAATACCAGTAATAGAACAATTATTATGATGGGAGATGATTATGATTTTATGGAGGGTATTGATGCTTTCCCTGCATATATCTACAAAACAAAATTTGATTTTAAATTTGATTCTTTTAAAGAAAAAGTAGATGAATATTTAAAAGATTCTAAAATACTATCTACAAAATATGATTGGCAGGATCCTGAAAATGGTGATGCAATTACCGGAGTTCATTTTAATAATATTCCTGATACTTGGGATGTTCCACATAACTGGGATGAGTTTAATAAATTTAATGACTACTTAAAATTTGTAGTTCCCTTTCTAATGCATACATGGTTTCATGCACCTCCATGTAATATGTCAGTTAATGAATCTTGGATTAATGTGCATCGTAAAGGTGGTTTTACTGAAGCACACCATCACCAAAATGCAACTATTTCTGTAGCAGCATACCTAGAAGTTCCAGAAGGTAGTGGAAATCTTTTAATTGAGAATCCATTAAAACCCTATAAGTGTTCGGAACCTCTTGGAGATCTAGATCTTTTATGGGGTCCAATTGAAGTAGAAACAAATGATGTTTTATTTTTTCCTGGTTGGGTAACTCACAAAACGGAAAAAAATAAAACAGATAATCCTAGATATGTACTATCAACAAATTTAACACATCTACCTAATTACGACGGTTTAGATGAGTGGAATTATGTTGGAAGAAATAAATAAACATAACTGTTGAAATCTCATGAAATCATATAAAGAGATTAAAGACCTTTCGGAATCTGCATGGACAAAAAAATCCGGTCAAAATAAAGAAGGCGGTCTCAATGAAAAAGGGAGAAAGTCTTATGAACGTGAAAATCCTGGTTCTGATTTAAAAGCTCCATCAAAAAAGAAGGGAAATAAAAGACGTGCATCATTCTGTGCAAGAATGAAAGGCATGAAAAAGAAACTGACTAGCAAGAAAACGTCACGAGATCCTGACAGTAGGATTAATAAAAGTTTGAGAGCGTGGAATTGCTAAGTAAATTACTATAATTATTTGTATAACTTGTGTTATGACGATGAGACTAAATGCCTGCGACATTTACCGTTTAGAAAAAGCATGTAAAATGTATCAAGAACAAACTGGTTCTGAATACATGTGGGATCAATACGAAAATTTAATTGAAAAAATACATTACTATAAAGAGGAGTACTGTCCGGATCAAACATGTGAAGTCACGAACTCATGACAAATGGTGAGTATAATCACGCACACATATTATAGATAGTGGAGTTACATAATGCCCAAAGATTACGTAACTAAACAAGAGTGTCAGGAGATGATTGATGACGCAATTCGTAAGCACAACCGGAATGCTGGAATTATTTCTATGTGTGTGGGTTGGGTTGTTCTCGCTCTTTTTGCTGAAGGTCTCCTCAGGCTCATAGGAGTTATTCCCCCACTATTACCTTGGTTAAAAATTAGTTTATAAAAATTATGAAATTTATTATCAGTTTTCTTTTTACCATTTTTATTGCTGCTCCTGTATGGGCAGTAGATGTATCAATGGGTGCCGGTGGTAACCTAGTATTTGAACCAAATGAGATCTCAATCTCTGCAGGAGATACGGTCCACTTCATCAATGAAGCACTACCTCCTCACAATATTATTGTAGAAGGTCGTGCAGATCTCTCTAGAGAAGCACTACTGTTTGCTCCTGGAGAAACACAGGATGTTGTATTTGCTGATGCAGGAGACTATGAGTTCTTCTGTGGTCCTCACCAGGGCGCAGGTATGACTGGAGTTATTCACGTAAATTAATTAGAAACATGAAAGTTGGAATGATTGGTTTGGGTCGTACTGGTGAAGGTATGTCCCGCCGTATGATTGAAAAAGGAATTGAAGTTTGGGGTTACAGTAGTACCAACTATGAGAATGCCTGTGGACAGTATGAAGCAGGATACCTTAGTGGATGTGTAACTTCAATAGAGTATCTTGTCCGAGCAGTTAAATCTGACGGTAAGAAATATACTAGTGCTGGTAAGGTTCCTGGTATTTTTCAGATGACATGTCCAGAGCAAAAAGCAGAAGACACACTTGATGAGTTGCTTCCTTTACTTGAGGAAGGTGATATTATTATTGATCATAGTACCAGTGACATCTCAAAATGTCAGGAACTAGAAAAGTATTGTAGTAAGTTAGGTATCTCATATATCTTCTCTGGAGTATATGGAGCAACCTATGCTGTCAATGCATGTTCTAAAATTTTCCAATCGCTATCACCAGGTAATGCCACACGAATTTGATTACGTTGAAGCACCTGTAGAAGGTGAGGTTGATAAATGGGGGTTTACAATTAAACCCTCTATTAGTGATGATGAATTAATTCTTATGTGTCTAAGGAATGCTCCTTGTGGGTCTGATAAAAAACAAACCCAAAGATTGATTCAACAATATGAAACCACATATTAAATCAAGATATAGTTTTGCTATGTCATCGTTTGCAAGATTATATGGTGTTCGTCACGTCAATTCATCTGATCAAATACATAAGTTTTGTATGGAGTGGGCTGAGGGAGGTGAGACTCCACCCTTAACAGGGCTCACTAAAGTTGACTTTTACTTTAGGGATATATGGACAGGCAAATTACAAAATTAAAAGAAGAAATTTACGCACTCAAAAAAGAAAATAAAAATTTAAAACTACAACTGATATCATTAGATAAAGGACATTGGGAATTTGAAAACTGGACACATCCAAATTCTTGTCTACACAATAAAGATCCTTGGATAACTTGGAAGGAATAAAATGAGTGCTTTATTTGTTTTCGGATTTGTTTTACTATTAACGATAGGAATGGAACTTACTTGGCCTGTTAAGAAATGAATTTAGTATTAAGACCACTTGATAATCCATCTGATCCAGTATGGTCGGTGATTATTATGACATTCCTCGTGGTAGTTATGGCAGTTTATAGCATCATATACATACTAGGAATAGATAAGAGAGAATCCCATGGGAGCATTGACACCACCAAGCAGGAAGAGTTGCTACAACTTCCGAGTGACGGAGATCAATCGTGTTCTTGACGGGGATACTATTGATGTCACCATTGATCTTGGGTTTGATCTATACAAGAAAGAAAGAGTTAGAGTTGCAGGAGTTGATACGCCAGAGAAAAGAACCAGAAACCTAGAGGAGAAAGCACTTGGAATTGAAGCAACAAACTGGCTCAAAGAAAAACTGGAAGGTACGTTGGCTGGTGATGATGAGTTGTCTGTTAGGACTGAACTTGTTGGTGGGACTGGCAAATACGGGCGTCTTCTGGGTTGGCTTTACATTGGGGACGGAAACGTGTCGCTTAACGAGCAAATGATCGAGGAGGGTTATGCTCATGCCTATGACGGAGGAACAAAAAACATGGATCTCGAAGCACTCAGAGAAATCAGAAGGGCACACGGCACGATGGTGTAGAAGTGCTGTCTGTGGATCTGCACCTTTTATCCCAGACTCTGAATTTGAAGGCGAAAACTGTGAACTAACTTGCGACGTTAAAGAGGATTAAAAATGAGAAGAGAAATGTTAGAGGCTCTCAAAGCACTTGCTGTTGGGAACATTAAAAAAGCAAAGATGAATATTGAAGTTTATCTTGTTAATCCAGTTGGTATTGGTGAACACCCAGATGTCTTGGGTGCTATTCAAGATCAGATTGATTTGATTGCAAAGGAAGAAGAACGTCTAGAAGTTATTGAAAAATACTTTGAAGACAAATGATTCCAGAAATCCAAATAGGTAATATTGATATTGGAATTGGGCAAGTTGGTAATCTATTCATCAATGATACACCTGATTGGTTAAAGACACCCTCACAAGCAGTCCCAATTTACCCACCCGTGTCTACACAGGTGGGTGTTCCTATTGTTAATATACCTGGATGTGTTGAGTCTCATAGAGATAGTAACGAGAACCAAACACTTAAAGAAGAAGATAGAGATGGTGTTAGA